AAACTTTGAGCTTCAGGTAACACCCACAGACATCGCAGGTGCCCGCGAGGCCCTCGCCGTGCAGGAACATCACCATGTCATGGCGAGCCTGTTCCTGCTCGATGATGGCTTCAGCAACGGTCTTGGTGATCGACCGCGCATCGGTGGGTTTGTTGTGCAGGCAGCGTTTGCAGGTATCAATCCGCGCCTGCGCCAGCTGCCGATCGACAGGCGTTCCGCCGTCACCTAGCCATTCAGCCAGGATCCGAGCGCCCTGCGCTGTTTCCCGCAACTTAGCGGCCGCACGTGCGACAGCCTGAAACCCTTGGTTGTACATTGGTTGTGGTTGATGGAGTGGCCGCAAGCTGGGGAAAACGCGCACGGGTGTAGGCTTCGAGATCGTTGATCGCTTGGTCGATCGTTGACGGGATGTTGTTCGCCAACCGGTGATTGTGAATCAGCCGAGCCATGTCGTAGAACCCGTAGTTCAGGACATCCTTGGGGCTCCAGTTGGTCTTGGGCTCGTAGAACTGCCAGCCACCGGGAGGGAACGTGTCTCGATTCATCGGCGAGGTTTAGAACGGCAGATCATCGGCGTCCAGATCAGGCTTTGGGGCGGCCGACGGTGCAGTGCTGGCACGCGGGGCCGGCGCGGTGTTCTCGTCGCGACCCTTCAGGAACTGAAAGCTCTCGATCATAATCCGGGTGGCAGACTTCTTTTCGCCGGTCTTCTTGTCGTCCCACTCTTCACGGGTCAGGCGCCCTTCGATCATCAGCGGGTGACCCTTCTTGACCCACTGCCCAATGGTCTCGGCCTGCTTCCCGAACGCCTTGCAGTCGGCGAAGTACACGTCTTCCTTGTCGTCCCCGGCATCGTTCTTCCAGCGGCGGTTGACTGCCATGGAAATGTTGCAGACCGTAGTACCCTTCGGGAGCGTTTTGACTTCAGGGTCGCGGGTGAGGTTTCCGATCAGGATGACTTTGTTGAATGAGGCCATGAGATTACGAGTAGGTTAATGAGTGTTCAGATTCCACTGACCGGCGCTTTTCTGACATACGCGTCAGCCACTTGGGCATCTGCCGCTTGACAATACCGACCCCTTGGCCGCCGGCAATCTCAAATCCGTTGCGGCGCGCCATTTCAAGCGCGACGACAAACGAGTCCCAAAGGTCAGGCGACCGCCCCATGCGCTCCTTGGTCTTGTGCTTTGGCTCCACGTCGATGAGTCCAGTGCGGGCGATGCCCCACTCACGCATGGCGCCTTCCTCCGCGACTTCGCGGGGCAGCTTCCGCAGCTGCCGGCTCTCGATCAGCAGACGCGACGAGTACCAGAGTGCCGTGACCATCTTGCCGTATGCCTCCCGCTCGGTCTTTGGATCGCCTTGGCGCACCGGACGATCGAGTGGTTTTCCGCCGAACTCGATGGGCACCACCTGAGGAGACCAGAGGCGGGCGAATGCCGACATGAGCGTGCCGCGACCGGTGGAGTCGAAGCCTACGCGTTCCGGCGGGATGTTACGCTGCTTGCAGTAGAGCAGGACGTACTCGGCAATCTGCTCTTCCGCTTGCTGGGCCTTCACCGCCGTGACAGGGATGACAATCGGCGCCTCGGTGAATGCCAGCACGATGCGGCCGGAGGTGTCCGGGCCGAACGTCAGGTCAGTCATCACGCATCGGTCACCGCCTACGCCGGAGTACGCCGCGTCGATGCCGATGATCCTGGTCAGCTTGTCGGCTCGGTCCCAGATCGGATCGTCGAACGCCTGGTTCTGCTCGCACAGCGACATGGTTACCACGCGCCTGGTGCCGCCGTCCCGGGGCAGGAGCCCCAGGTTCATCATCGAGAACTGCAACGAGTCCCGGCCGTAGTAATCGAGGTCCGCTTGAATCTGCTCCGGCGTAATGATTCCACGGTAGGGATTAACGCCTTTGGGGAACTTCGAGTTTGGCGTGTCGTAACCACACAGCTGAACGGCCACACCTCCGGGGGCCCGCGTTTTCCAGGTGCGCGTTTTCTCAAGGTATTCCAAGCCCTCCCATCCACCGAACGATGGATGTGGCTCGCAGACCACGCCCAGCGCGTCGTTCCGGTCCTTGGGGTTACCCATCGCGATCAGCTTAAACTCCGGGTTCTTGCGGAGGTTGGCGACTGAATCCAGGAATCCGCGCCCCATGAGTGATGCCTCGTCTGCGATGAGCATCACCCGGTCGTTCTTGAGGCCGACGTAGTTCGACAGGCCGACGAACGTGCCGCCCACCTTGCACGCCACGCCGATGATGCCATCACGGAAGTCTTGCGCCTCGGCGTCTTCATCCGAACTGGTCAGGATGAACCGGCTCTCGATCACGCGCCCGGGGAGCCACTCACGCTTGGCCTTGGCCTTGTTGTGAAGCTCTTTGATCGAGCCCCAGATGCGCAGCTGGAGACCCTCGCGGGTCGTCGATGACATGATGATCGAGGTGCCAGTCGGGTAGATGTAGAACGTGCATAGCCCGAACGCTGCGGAGTCGTAGGTCTTGCCGGAGGATCCGGGTCCCATGATGCCGACCTCCTGGTTCTCGACGAAGGTGCGGATCAAAAGCTCGGACCAATCGTGCCAGTCAAAGTGCGGCCAGAGCGCGGTCATGGCCTGGCGGAAATGGTGGTATTTGCCGCACCCGTATTTGACCCCACCGTGCATGATGTAACCGCCCTTGCGGACCATCTCCGCCTCGATCAGGAAGCGGTCTTTTGTACGCCACGGTATGGACAAGTAGTCGGCGCTTTCATTCATCTTGCCGGAATCCTGTGATGGGCTTTCAATCGGTTCAAGCGTCATGGTCGCCGAAAAAAATCGCATTGTGGACGGCCTCCTTACCGCCGAGGGCGGTGTGGACAGCGGTTTTTCGCCTTCCCTGATTCAGCCCAACCAGCTGGCCTGGGCAGTCAACACGACCGTGCGCGGCGGCTTCCCCAAGGCACGCCCGGGAATATGGGTGAAGAACCTGACGTTTCTGGATCCCGAAGAAGTGGTGAATGGAGGATACTACAATGCCGCCGTAGAATCTGCGTTCAAAACAGGCTATTTCCAGGGATGCGGAGCATACGTTAACGACAGCGGGGATCCGTATCTGTTCGTTGCCATCAGCGGAAAAATCTTTCAGATCGACGTTGGAAACAACTTTCTGGTCACCGACCAGACGCCGCAGACGGGGACATTTGTGGTCAACACGCGGGGTCGTGTTTCAAACGTCGCGACATACGTGACGGCGGCTCCGCATGGTCTGTTTCCGGGAATGGTTGTTCGCCTGGCAGAGCCACCTGGCGCGCTTTACCCAGAGGGATTCTTTGGTGATTTTGTTGTCCAGACCATCCCGTCACCGACGACGTTCACGGTTTATTCGCCAGGCATAGATGCCGGACCGCTTCTTGGGCCGAATTTCACCGCGTACATACTCGCATCCAACAATCCCAACGCGCCGCACGTTTTCTTCCAACAGGCGGAGAACTGGTTGATCATTCAAGATCAACTCAACGCGCCGTACTTGTTCGACGGGACATCGTTTCGCAGAGCGACGAGCGACGAAGTCCCTGTTGGCGGCCCGATGGCTTACGGCAAAGGACGCCTGTGGGTCGCATCTGGATCCGAATACTACGGCGGAGACCTGGTTTACGGAGATCCGGCATACGGACGAAATTCGGTGATCCGGTTCACCGAGAACACATTCCTCAATGAGGGCGGAGCCTTTGCCGTCTCGAACGGACCCATCACCGGGTTGGCGTTCGCTGCCAACCTGGACACGTCGTTGGGAGACGGCGACCTGCTGGTTTTCACGCCGACCGCGACATACGCGTTCAATGCACCGGTGGACCGGGATGTTTGGAAGGATCTCAATTATCCGATCCAGCGATTCGCTCTGTTGAACTTCGGGTCGTTCAACCATGAGTCGATCGTCCCGGTAAACGGAGACCTGATTTTCCGCGCTCAGGACGGGATCAGGTCGTTGATCTATGCTCGGCGTGATTTTACCGAGTGGGGTAACACTCCGATCAGTCGGCAGGTTGTACGGGCGCTGGCATACGACACGGAGTTTTACCTGACCGCCGCCAGTGCGGTGAACTTCGACAATCGGATGCTGATGACAATTCAGCCCGAGAAGGTAAATGAGCGCGGGATCATTCATCGCGGCGTCGTTGTGATGGATTTCGATTTGGTCTCCGGCATGGGCCGCAAGCTGCCTCCGGCCTGGGAAGGCGTCTGGACCGGTGTTGACGTGTTCCAGATGCTGACCGTGCGCATTCAGAGGCAGGAGCGGTGCTTCATGTTCGGACTGAACCAGGGCAACATCGGACTCTACGAAGTCACCAGAAACGGCCAGTTCGACTTCGATGGGTTTGATGATGCTCCCATCGAGTGGACCATCGAGACCCGCTCGCTGACGTTCGCTGAACCGGCCAACAAGAAGCGCCTGGTGAGCGCCGACCAGTGGTACGACCAGGTCATGGGCGAGATCGAATCGAAGGTCTACTTCAAGGCCAACGAGGGTGAGTGCTGGCAGCCGTGGGCCGAGTTCAAGGACTGCGCGAAGTACCGCAACTGCGAACCTGGCGAAATCTCCTGTCCTCCTGCCGTGATCAACTGCCAGGAGGTCAAATACTACCAGCCGCCCGCCCGCTCCCGCATCGCGCTCCCGCAGCCACCGGACAAGTGCGACGTGCAGACCGGTGGGTTCACTCGAGACGGCTATGAGTTCCAACTCCGCTACGTCAACACGGGCCGGTTCCGCCTCAAGCGCGTGGCAATGGTTGCTCAACGCCTTCAGGAGGATCTTTACGGCGACCTCAGTCGCGTCGCCTGTCCGCTCCTCTCCGCCTAAAATGCCCTCAACAAATCCAGTCGATTACGGTGCCGATCCCTGCGGGCTGCGCAACAGCGCCTGGGCGATCAACGAGTGTCTCTTTGCCGCCAAGAGATGCGATTTTCCAGAAGGCACGTTTCTTCTCGGATCAAGCCCAGGTGCGAAGATTATCGACCGCGTTCGGGTTGGTGGAGTCGCAACATTCAACACCGCAACCCCACACGGATTGGTCGTTGGCGAAAAGATCACGCTCTACGGATTCACGGATTCGACATTCAACGGCACTGGTCCAGGGCAGTTTGGCTTTGAGGTTCTAACCACACCGACTCCGACTCAGTTCACGGTGTCGATGCCGTTGCAACCGGATGCGCCGCTCGTTGTTCAAGACGGATGGATCAACCTGATCGGCGGAGGATACACTTCGTCACTGGTCATGGGATATCCGCCAGTGAACGGTGTGATCGACAACGTCGCGTTCACCGGAAAAGGCGTCGGAAAAACAATCCTCAAGTTCGCGAACAACGCGTCCACCAAACGCGGCGACAACTTCGGATTCAACATCCAGATGCTGAAGACCCTCGGGAACTACATTGGATCCGGAGTCGTTGGGTCGCCGGGATCATATCCTGGCGTTCCACTCAACGCGCTCAACTGCAAGAACACGCTGATCGAGGGCATCACGTTCGACGGCAATTACACCAGCAATTCCGTCGCCGACATCAAGATCACCTCGGTGCAGCGCACCAACGGCGTCAATGTCTACACGGTTGATAAACCGCTGTACGATCCGTTGATTCCTCAAACTCAGTTTTCAGTCAGCCCACCCCCTGCTTACACGCCTCCAATACCTCCGCCGTACACGAATATCAGCGATTTCAAGCAGTACATCACGAACGTGGTAACGTCAGGGACTGCAAACGATCCAACGTTCAACGGATTCGAGAACATCACGAACGTCACGCCGCTGTCGTTCGAGCGCGACCTTCGCGTGGTGCTGATCAATGAGCGGCAGAACCAGTACAACTACGTCACGTACACCAAGCATCAGTCTTGGAATTTCGGGTTCACAATCGGAGACGTGATCACGGTCACCGGGTTTACGGATCCTGCAAGGAACGGAACTTTCACGGTCAACGGCTTCATCGACGCACAGCAGGTTTACTGCACAAGAAACACGCCGTACCTGCAACTATTCGCTTACCAGCGGCTGTCGAACGTCGCATACATCAAAACCATTGTCGGCCACAACCTGTTGGCTGGAATGATTGTCAGGATCCAGGGGGTCGCAGACACATCGTTTGTCGGAAACTTCAAGGTCACAGGAATTGTTTCACCGTCCGAGTTCACGGTGGCAAACGCTGGTCCAGATACCGGCATCAATGTTGGAACTGGGTTCACTTTCCGAATCACCGAGTTTCAGGTGATCGCAGTGGAGCGTGTGTCTGGAGTGGTGATCTACGAACTCAACACCGACCACGACTATGTAACCGGTGACAATGTCAACATTTCAGGGATCTCGATCGCGGGTTTTAATGGAACGAACCTTCAGGTTTTAGACCCGTCTGTGCCTCCAATCGTTGCGTCAAACCAATTCAAGGTCGCTATCCCAGGGGCTGATTTACCTGTCCAGTCGGAAAACGGAAGCACCTACAAACCTGTCAGTCAAAACGCTCGGGCATGGGCCGTTCCGGATGTTCTTCCAGTGGCGCAGACCAAAGCGGGCATCAACTCGCTGTACACCGTTGCTGGAATCAATCACGTCGGAGAGAACGCGCTGATCCAGAACAACCAGTTCTACGATTTCGGCGTGGGCATTGCCGATGCCGAGACGTTCCTGGTGAAATCGTTTCTGCCGATGAATGTCGATGACCTCACGCAAGGCGCGACGGTCAGGAACAACGATTTCAGCTATCAGGGACGCAACTCGGTCCAAAGCACCCTGTATCCAGGAAACGCTGAAGCCAACACTCAGTGTGCGTTTGGCGGGTATTCCAGCCTGGTCAACCCGATCAACGTGGCATCAAGGTCCGCAGGCGTTGCGACGTACACGTGCGTGATGAAGCACACGTTGCGCGCAGGTGATGTGGTGCCGGTATCGGTCAGCTACATCGTTGGAATCGTCGCGGCCCAAAGGCAATCGAATGTCGCGACATTCACGACCTCTCAGAAGCACTTTTTGACGCCTGGTAACTCGGTCTTCGTAAACACCAGCAATGTTTCATTCAACGGGCTGGCTACCGTAGCGAGCGTCATCAATGACTTCACCTTCACCATCGCCCAAGTCGCACCCGATGTCTTTCCGGCAATCAGCGTGACTGGCAACGGGGTGTCGGACATTGGTCTCAACGGAAATCTGACCGTCGCTTCGACGCCGAATGAAAATCAATTCACTGTAGCCACCGGTGGACTGGATATTCTTCCAGGTGCCTACCTCGACGGCCAGGTCATCATGCTGCGCAGTCAGCGGATCTTTGCATCAGGATGCGTATTCGAGGGCAACAGAATCCAGGGAGGCGCAAACCCCATCAATCAGCAGAGCCCAGTTCATGCCATCACCCCTCGAGAGACCAGTGGCGCTGAAATCCGGTACAACGACTTTGACGGATTTACCGGCACCTGCTTCTACGTTGATTCATACCAGCACAAGGGGACCAAAATTCACCACAACTCCGCCATCGGAGTCAGCGCGTTCATCTCGTTGGTGGTTCAGGATTGGTTCACCCTGATCTCAGGAGTCCCTGGGGTCACGAACCCGGAGACGTATTCCACCCTGATCGCCGTCCACAAGGACATGGTCATCGAGAACAACGATGTCCTGCTTACTGGTCCTGATTCATGGTACTACCAGACGGCATTCCCGCCGCTGGATGCGGTGTTCCTGATTAACAACCACGATGTGAACAAGTCCCTGTGGTACTACCCTACGGACTATCAGATCCCGATTAGGCCACTAGCCCCGCCGGCTCCACTTCCAACAGGGGCGTCGAGGAACGGAGCCGACATATCGACATTTAACACGGTTTCCCCGCATGAACTTCAAGTGGGGATGGAAATTTCTGTCGTCGGAGTCACAGACGGCACGTTCAACGGAGTGTTCACCGTCCTTTCAACTCCTTCGCCAACGGAGTTTACGGTCAAAAACCCCGGGGTACCAGCCACGTCAGGTGGTGGTTTCCTTGGCATCAACAACCCGGTCAATTTCCCGTGGGAAATCCGCCCGATCGGATACCAGCGCACCGGTGGCGTCGCGACATACACGACAAACAAGGCCCACCAGCTGGTGCTTGGCGCCCATGCGACGATCGAGGGATTCAGTGACCCATCGTTCAACGATGAGGTGATCGTGACCGGAACCCCGACGCTCTACACGTTCACCTGCGCCAGCCCTGGCCCGGACGTGCCGTTCACGTCAGAGACCGGGAACTTCTTCCGGTACGTCGAGAACATCCAGATCGGCTGCAACACGGTTCGGCGCCTGAGCGGAAACGGGTTGGTCGTGAACAACGGCGGCCGATTCGGTTCTTCGTTTCTCCAGGGGCGCCCTGTGCGTTGCGTTGCGCCGCTGGAGCAGTTTTTCTATTTCGATTGTCCAGAGGGCTGTTTGGCGCTTGAATGCGACCCAGGCCCGTGTAAGCCCAACGACTACCTTTACCGCATCTAGCCATGCCAACCGTTGACATTTCAGCCGGCCTTCTGCCGCCTCCGGCCTGCTACGCTTCCGAACAGGATCGACTGGACGCATACGCTGCCGCGTTGATTGCAAACCTGAACTCCGGTGCGGAGTGGGCGACATCGCAGACGCAGCCTGGCAACTCCGCGCTCTACTGGCTTCGGACTGATGTCAACAACCGCCCGATCGAGGTGATGAAATTTTCGGCTGCGGCCGGAGATTCAGCCTTCATTCGACTCTCAAGCGAAGTGGTGTTTGCCGGCACCGCAAGTGGCGCAGCTGGTGCCTATGCGGTCACGAATTCTCCTCCGTATCCGAGCGCCGCTTCAGCATACCGTACCGGTCAGATTTACACGTTCCTGGCGAACCACACCAATCCAGGTGCCAGCACGCTGAACGTGGATGGCAAGGGTGCCAAGGCGATCACGAAGGATGGATCGGCTGCGCTGTCAGCGAACGACATCCTGATCGGGCAGGTCGTCTCGGTGCTGTACGACGGCGTAAACTTTCAGCTGATCACCCAGAAGCGCGACCTTACGCGAAAGAGTCTGAAGCAGTTTTTCTACAAAGAAACCGCAACCCAAGCAGTCCCATACGATGGCACGCGGCTGGATTTCAATCACGGGTTCGTAAACCCGTTGACAGGGCTCGGAATCATTCCGTGCATGGTCCGTGTCGTAATGAAGCGCCTTGCAGCAGGCACCGCTTCATGGACGAGCACGACAGGCGCTGGGTCATTCACCTGGTACTCTGGACAAGAGGTCGAGATTGGTCAGTTCGTCCATTACGCGGGCGACCCTCAGGACGGGATGCAAAATTTTCTCGTTACCTCCGACACGTCGCAAGTTCACGTGTATTGCAATTATCCGACCTACACGGCGATCAGCCTCATTCCGACGGGCGATCTGTTTCCTACTGGGTTTTTTATCAGTGCTCCGTTCGCTCCGACCGACTACGGCATCAAAGTCTACGCGATGGCGCCGAACCCCGAGTACATTGAGCCATGAGAAAGACCCTCGCCCAAGCCAAGAACTCCACGATTCCGCAGGCTGTCGGTTTGGCCACCTGCGACGACCGCTTCGTCCAGCTGCTCAACGAGGCGCAGGAGCGGCTTTCCGAGATGGGCAAGTGGTGGGGCACATACAAGAAGCTCCGCGTCTGCGTAACCGCTGGCTGCATCACCTGGCCCCGGGAGGTCAAGACGATCGAGGCGATGAACGTCTGTGGGTACAACATCCCGATCCAGAATCAGTGGTACGAGTTCCAGACCGATGAACGCGCCCCGCGCACCGGCTGCGGCCGCGAGGGGTGCGAGCAAGACCAGCTGCTGGATCGCGGCATGGTGTACCAGTATCGCGACTTTACCGGCGCATCGAAGGTCCGAGTTTACCCGCAGCTGACTGCTGACGCCGGCAAGCGCGTGCTTCTCCAGGGGCTCGATGCTGGCACCGGTCAGCCGATCCGGACGTTGGATCCGGTCAGCGGCGAATACGTCTGGGGCGAGTACGTCACGCTGCCGAACCCGGCCGTGACCGCCTACGTTGAGACCGTCAACACGTTCAAGATGCCAGGTCTGACGGGCGCCCAGAAGCCGTTGACCCAGGGGAGTCTTACGGTCGTGGCCTACAACACGACGACCACGGTTCAAACCCAGATCGCCATCTGGGGGCCGAGCGAGCAGAACCCCGAGTATCGCCGGACCTACCTGATCAATATGCCCGAGGTCTGCGGTGGCACCCAGGGCTGCAACAACGGCAACGACAACTGCTGCATCGACCACGGCGACGGATGCGTTCCGCCGGACGAGTCCTGCACGAACACGGTGGTCGAAGCCATCGTGCGCCTGGAGTTCATCCCGGCCGTTGTGGACTCCGACTGGTTGTTCATCGGGAATCTCCAGGCGATCAAGCACATGATGAAGGCGATCCAGAAGGAGGATCGCAACCAGTACCAGGAGGCCGAGCGCGAGATCCAACTGGCGCTCCGGGCGCTGCGCAACGAGTTGGAGGCATACAGCCCCAACGAGCGAAGCGTGATCAACGTGCAGCCATACGGCTCTGCTAAGATCGAGTACCGCTTCGGAGGGTTCATCTAATGGAGGTCGTCCCGGCACAACCGATGACCTGGCTGGATTTCCTGGCCGACGAATCCGTGTCGTTCGACGACCGGCTGGATCGCTGGGAAGCGTTCGTTGCCAATCTTCCGCCCCAGGAGTGCCCGCTGACGCACACTTTCCCGGACGGGATGTATGTGCGGGAAATCTTCATGCCGGCCGGATCGGTCATCACCAGCCGCATCCACAAGTTCGACAACCCGTTCTTCATCACCAAGGGCAAGGTCACCGTGGTCAGCGAGAACGAGGGATGCGTGACCTACACGGCCCCGTACTCCGGAATCACCAAACCCGGGACGCGGCGCGTCCTGCTGATCCATGAGGACACGGTCTGGACCACGGTCCACCTGAACCTCGATAACAAGCGGGATCCGGAAGAGCTTTTGAACGACCTCACCTACGTGAGGCAGAACCAATACTTACCATGTCATTCGTAGCCACAGCAATCGGAACCGGCGTTGTCACGGCAGGTGTCGGAGCGGGAATGCAGGCGTCTGCTGCGAGCGCAGCGCGCAAACAGGCGCGTGAAGCCGCAAATCTTCCTGGGCTTAACATCGGTCAGGCGCTTTCAGAAGCTGCCATAAACGCTCCGCGAGCCCGAGAAATGGAAGCAGAGCGGAGCGCGTTTAATCGGGCGCAGCTGCTGGAATCGCTTGGCATCCAGGTGCCAGGTTACCAGGAAGCTCAGACCAAACGCGCTGAGAACGCGTTGGCTCTGCTTCGTGGAGAGCTTCCGCCTGACGTGCTGGCACAGGTTCAGCGCAAGGCCGCTGTCCAGGCGGTCCAAGGCGGATACGCTGGCAGTGCTGCTGGTAGGAATCTGGTTGCTCGTGACATCGGCCGAACGAGTCTCGACTTGGCAAACCTGGGTGGGCAGCAGTTCGCCAACATCCTTGGAACGACGCCGCTGGCGCCATTGGCAACCTACGAATTCACGCCTCAGCAAATTGCTTCGTTGCGCGCTGGAGAACGCGGGGCACAGCAGCAGGCGCTCCTTGGTGTGGCCGGTATGCCGAGCGCGACTGGAATCGCCGGTCAGGCGTTCGGGTCACTCGGTTCCGGTTTGACCAACCTTGGATTCGCCCAGCTTGGTGCGCAATATCGTGGCGATGGCGGAGGCGGCGGCGGCGGAGGCTCGACGTTCAACCCCATGGCTCCTGGTCAGGTCGGAGCACCCAGAGGATAATTTATGGCCAACCCCTTCTCAGGACTCGAAAACATCGGGCAGTCGTACCTTCAAGGCGTGCAGCTGGCACAGCAGCGCCAGTTGCGCGAGGAAGCTCTGGCGCAGCGGCAGGAAGAGGCGCGGATCAGGGAGAGGTATTATCAGGACCTAATCGACCAGCGGCGCGAGGCGGCGGCGTTGAACGCAAAGATCCGAGAGGAAGGCCTGGCGGCCAAGTTCGGAAGGTTCTTGAAGCGAACCCCCGAGGGAGACATCGACATTGTCGGATCCGCCACAGCGCAGGAGGAAGCCGGCAATCGTAACCAGTTTCTTGAAACCGTTGGCTTTGCAGAGAGCCAGGGCGTTCCGATTCCTGGTGTTCAGTTGACACCGGAGGAACGCAAGTCCGAGTTCTTCAACAAGGGTCGTGCTCAAGGCATCATTCAGAAGACCAAAGACCAGATGCAGCTGGATCGCATCCTGGCATCGCAAGGCGTCTTCACGCTCGATAATAAGCCTCAGATCCCTGCGGATCTTGAGCCCGTTATCACCGGTCAGGCGCCACCGACCGTATTTGATATCCTGTCAGGCGCAGCGCCATCCGCTCCGGCGCAGCCTGAACAACTTCCGCCGGGAATGATTTCAGGCCGACTGGCCGGCCGTGACGTGATGATGCGGAAGCCGAAGGCTGAAACCGCCGTAAAGGTTGACAGGCCGATTACCGTCACCATCCGCGATGAAGACGGCAAACCGCTTGAAACCATCAAGATGAGCAAGGAAGAGTTCGCCGCCTACAAGGCGTCTCAGCCTTCCGAAAAGCCGGCTTCAGCCGGCACGAACACTCCTCCGATCGGACGAATTACCTTCGACCCCAACGCCCCGCTTGGTGCAACCTTCACTCCACTGAAGTAACCTATGCCACGCATCGTTGACATCGAGGGGGTTGGTCTGGTTGAGGTTGATGACCGGATCGGCGAGAACCAGCTGCTGGAGTTCGCTCAAGCCCTTCGGCAAGGTGCGTTGCCGGCCGCTGGATCCGCGCTCATGCGCGAGGGCGGCCGGATGGTCGGTGGCGCGATGATGGGTCTGACCCGCCTGGGGCTGGAGGAACCACCTCCGGTGATGACCGCCGCTCAGGCGGAGAGCCCGGCCGGAATGGCTGCCTACGAACGCAGGCTGGCCGACTGGCAAAAGCGTACCAAGGAAGTCCCGCCCGAGGTTCTCCAGGCGCGTGCGGCTGAACTGGAAGCCAGCCCGACATTCCAGATGGGTCAGGCGCTTCAGCGCGGCGCGGAGGAGGCGTTCCCTGTCAGTCCGTTGCGGGAGGAGGATTACCTCACGCAGCTGGCCAGCGGCGTTGGATCGCTGCCGGTGTCGGCAATACCCGGTGTTGGACCAGCTGTTTACGGCTTAAGCGCTGCCGAAGATGCGGCAAAAAAAGCGGGTCAATTCTACGACATCCGCATTGCTGATGCGCTGGCGAAAGGAAACCAAGCAGAGGCCGATCGACTGCGGGCAGAAAAGCCGGTCAAGCAGTATCAACAGGCATTGCTTACAGCCCCGATTGGAGCAATCACGGAAACGGTGATCGGTGCTGTTCCTGCCATTGGCAGAGCCTTTACACAGCAGGCAGGAAAACGTGTAGCCCGCGAGATCCTTAGAACAGGAGTCGAAGAAGCCGCGCAAGAAACCTCGGAGCAGCTGCTCAACAACTTGGTGGCTCGAGAGGTCTACAACCCAGAGCAAAAGCTCGGTGAGGGGTTGTATGAATCAGGAACCGCCGGCGGCGGTGTTGGCGCGCTTGTTGGAGGCACCATTGGTGGTTTTGCCAAACTGGGTCGCGGCCGAAGAATGCGTCAGATTCAGGAGCAACGTCTTGTCGAAGGACCTGCACCTGGTGGGCAGCGGTTGCAGGAAATAATTGACCGTCAGGCAGCCGGTATTGCCGCTATCGGAGGAGATCCAAACCTTCCTCTCCCCAATGCAGCTGCCACCCTTGCGGGAATCAACTCTGGAGGCGCGCCGTCAGGGCCGATTCGGATGACCCCCACAGGCGCGACCGGTGGCGATACCGAGGCGGAAGCGAGGATTCCAGAGATGGCTTTGGAAACCGACGTGGCTGAAGAGGAGGCGGCCGCAATGGTCGCCCCAGAGCTTCCAATCACTCAAGAGGCAGTCGATCTTCTCGCGAAGGTCGATGCCGGCGGTGTGCCGATGTCGATCACGGCGAACCTTGAGCGGATCGCGAACGAGAACGGAATCACTGTCACTGGGCAAGACACTCCTAATTCGATCATCAGCCAGCTTCGCCAAAAATTAACCCCAACCACCACACCAGATGCCGTTCAAGAACAAGGCGCAGATGAAGGCGTGCTTCGCCGAGAAGAGCCGCAACCCGAAGAGCAAATGGGATTGCCAGAAATGGCTCAAGGAGGGCGGCCTGCCGAAAGAGCCGGGGCCGAAGCCCAAGCGGAAGTCCAGCCGCTGACCATTGAGGAGACTCAGGAGTACAACAACATGGTCGATGCTGCCGCTGGCGGGTCGATTTATGATGCGCTTTCGCCCGATCAAATTGATCGTTTCGAGGAACTCGCCGGCCGCGTTCGCCAGCTGGAGCAGGCTGGATTCGAGTTCGATGAAGCCACTGGCTGGACCAAACCTGGTGCGGCCCCAGCGCCCACCCCGGCGCCAGAGCCGGAGCCTGCACCGGTACCGGCACCGACTGCCATCGCGCCCGCCCAGGCCGCGTCAACCCCGGTCAGCCCGGAGGAGATTCGAGCAATGCTTCAGAGGGCTCCGGTTCAGGTCACGCCATCGGTGCTCGGGGTCACGGTGACGCCTGCTCCTGCACCCGCTCCTGCACCCGTCGCTGCGCCTACGCGAGCGCCCGCTCCCGCTCTCACCGATCAAAACGTCTCCCGTGTCGTCGCAGAACTGCGCGGTCAGAAAACCATCGACCGCAAGGAAATCGCGAAACGAAGCGGAGTTTCGCTTGCGAATGTCATCATTGCGCTCGGCTACCTCCAAGACCGGGGCGCAGTCAAAATGTCGCCTGACCGAAAGACCGTCACGGTTATCGAGGGGAACCTGCCGGTTACTACCGCGCCTACTCCTGCGGCTCCCGCTGCCGCCCGCGCCCCTACACCCATCCCTGCCGCCATCATTTCCGATGAAAACCAAGCTCTCCTTAAGAACCTCGGAATCACCGCAACCGTCACCCCCGATGGCAAGATCGCGCTATCAGGGAGAACCTTCGACTGGCGGAATGACATCAATGAATCGGGCGGAAGGTTCGCTGCCGCAGACCGCACCTGGAGGATCTCTCCCGACGGGCTTGGGAAATTCATCGAGCGAGCGCGACCTGCTGCAACAGCTGCTGTCGGACCCAAAGGTGGCAGACCAGCTTACGTCTCCGATTCTGGCCTCCGAAAACTCCGACAGGATGCTGACAACCGGCCCGACCGAAGCGGACTTGATGGAGGTGTTGGGAACTATGTCGGTGAAGATACCCAACAGCTGATGCGCCGAGGGGAAGCCTTTGGCATCCCTGGCATCGTGATCGACGAGCAGATCGAAGATGTGGCTTTGATGGTCCAGGCGTTTCGCCAGGGCAAGTCGCTCTTCATGCTCGCGAGCGCACCTGGAACCGGAAAGACCTTCGTCCTGGGTGCTGCGATCCGGGAGCTTCGACGTTCTGGAGCCAATAAGTTCGTCTACGTCACTCTGCGCAAGGAACTGATCACGCAGATCAAGCAGGACTTGAAGGACTACGGCATTGGTGACGTGGAGTTCATCACCTACGCCGAGATGAAGGATCGCCCGCCGGTCGCATCCGACGTGCTAATCTTCGATGAAGCTCACGCGATCAAGAACCTCTCTGGAGAGGGATCGGAGCAGGCGAAGAAGGCTCAGGAGTGGATCCTCAAGACGAAGTTCCCGGTCCTCTCAACGGCCACCCCGTTCGAGAATCCGGTTCAGGCGGCCTATCTCGCGAACACCAGGATCTTCGATCCATTCAACGGATTCCGCGATTTCGCCCTGGCCTACGGCGCCACGCCGGTGAAGAGCGGCGACGGTACGGTCCTTGTCTGGAAGCGCACCAACACCAGCGACTCTGACCAGGTCGCGGCCAGAAACTTCTTCAAGAAGGAAGGCATCTTCACGGCCCGCAAGACGCGCCTGCCGCAGAACCGGGGGGACTCCCGCCTGGTGAAGGTCACCGCCAGCGACGAGTACACGCGGATGTACAAGGCG